TTTTGCAAAGTTATTCATTGCAATAGCATACATTTGCTCTTCAGCGGCCTGTTCAAAAATACTTACACCTGCTCCACAAGAGAATACATAATCTTGTTTCCACCAAAACCAGCCTTTTGATCCAGTTTCGGCACATTTTGCATACCATTTAGGTTGTGCATAAGTATCACGTTCTGCAATAGTTGTATAAGATGAACATGCATTTAGCATACCCATTACCCCAATTATTGCTCCTAGTCTTAAAATGCCTTTATACATTATATTGCCTTTCTGTGTGCATTAGTTATTAAAATGATTTCTATCATTATGTTTACATTATACTGTCATTGACTGGGAATGTCAAGAACTTTTGGTTAACCTAGTTGCTCAAAAGTTCTTGTATTTGATTAACCTTTGATATTACTAGTCTTGTGTATCTTGGATTGGTGCTCCAAGGACTTAAATGATTAATCATTTCTCCAAGGTTTGGAGTTCCTGTTGCTAATTGGTTTGCTCTTTCTTCTCGAAACTTTTTATATACATCAAGTTCGTTAATGATTCTTATCATATCTTTAACGGACTTACATTTAGTAATGTATACTTTAACTCCCCATTTAGCATCTGGATTGCCCTTTGGTTTTAGTTGTGGTGCCTTTTCGTCCCACGTTCTAATACCAAATAAGTTGTTACCTTCTTTAGCAAACCTACTATTACCATAACCAGTTTCTAAGATAGCCATAGCAATAATAATATGTGCATGGACTCTTTCATCTGGTGGTGTAGATAAGTTAACATAACTGATACATTTATTAACGGCTGTAACGAACTGTTCGTTTGTGTCGTATATCATTTCTGGCTCGTACAATCCGTAATCTAAATATTCAGATTGAACTTGAGCAAATGCATCTTTTGTAATTTTGTTTAATACCAGGTAGTTCGGTTGAAAAGTTCCTGAACCATAAGATATGACTATGGATAAAATCCAAAACAATAAGAAGTAAAATGTTCGTCGTATCTTAACCGGTATCTTTTTCCAAAGTTTTATGGCCATCTATAAAATATATGTGTTCCTATTCTACCGACTAAGTCAAGTTGAGGTGCCCACCTTGGACTTACATAAGTAGCATGGTAGTGAGTTGCTCCTTCTGTAATCCCTCTAAACTTGTTCTCGTTTACAATTCTATAAGCAATTTCTTGTGCTTTACGCCAAGCATCGTTATCTCTAATTGTATCTGACTTGCCATCACAGTACCAAGAAAATTGACACTTGTTTCTTATTGGATTGAAGACTCTCTCGTCTTCGGGCAAATCTTTGTGTTGCTTTGTTTTCCAAGATTCACGAGTTGGTCCGTCCAATACTACTTCACATATTGTATTGGGGTACCGAGCTTCGTTTACTCTATTTAAAACAACGTCGGATACGGCAAACTGTCCAGCTACTGGTTCCGACTTGGCTTCAAAATAAATGTTTGCCGCCAAACAGTATAATTCTGGATGAGTTTCCGATGTGTATAGTTCTCCTTCAACTGCGCCTTGCAAAGTTACTGCACCCGCATACGTCATCGGGACCATAAACAATATACAAAACAATGTCGAAGCTAACTTAAACATTAACCTCATATAATATTTAAGCTCTGCCATTAAAATGTAAAATGCTAACATTAGTTCCTCCTCATTTGTGCTATGTCTGTTGCCTGTTTACTGCCTGTTTTATCATCGTCATCCGCAAAAATAGGAACCATATTTGACTTATGCATGGTGGCTATCCCCACTAGTCGTCTGGTTCCAGTATATTGAAGTGAATCTTTCTTTAATGCGGGTGCAAATTGATCCAAGTTTTTAGTCTCGACAATTCTATCAGTACCTTGCTGTGGACGAGTATAAATTGGCTCGGTTCTGTTTATTGAAGTTGCCCTTGGTTTGAGTTCTCCTCTGATATATGCAATGAACGTGTCCAAATCCATTTGCAAATCGTGACAACCTAATCGACGCATATCTTTATTGTGCATCTTTAGTTGCTTACTGTACTTATCAATTTGAGCCAATGATAATTTCTTCTTTTTTGGCTTACGAGTATTGAGAGTTGTTAGCCCTCTTTCTAAATGCATAGTCATAAAAAAACTCCTGCTATTGAAAGTTAATAACTCATTATAACAGGAGTTGATTTATTTGTCAAGAGTTTTGATTAAGCAAATACTCTTCTTCTTGAGATTGAGTATTCGTTAGCAGGTCTTCCTACTTCGCCAGTGTAAATTGGTTTTGATTTAACATTAAAACCAGCTTCTCTGATCTCCCATACTCTTGCGCCAGGTGACATAGCATCCAATTTATCTGTTAGACCTTCTAATGTAAAAGTCTTACCAGTACCCCAGTATTTCGCTAGGATTTGTTGCTTCTGAGAACCTACTCTAAAGTAAGTAGAGCCTTTGTTATTATTGATTGGCATATTGCCTCCTTTATTAAAAAAAGAGCTCGAAAGAGCTCTTATACTTGTTACTAGTCTATCTTTTATAAACATAATAGTATTAATATATTACAAGTTGTGGAGGACGTCAAGTGTTTTGGCTAGATATTCAGTTCTTTTTGGGCAGGCTTAGACTTTTCTAATATCTTTTCCATTTCGTTTTCGGGCACACAGTAAACATTTTGCATTGTTTGTAATGGAAATTCATTTTTAAGTTTCCAAGCAATCATTTGTCCATTTTCTGGTTGCTTTACAAATTCAATACATTGTTCTGATGATGTAAAAGATGGGTCAGTAAAAATATATAAATTAGTTGTTTGTTGAGTATAAGACATACTCATAACTGCTACTAAAAACCAATTAACAATCATTTCATCCTCTTATCTATCCATTTTTTACCTATGTATAGTAATGCTACAACAAGTACAATACCTGAAAGAACTATAGCTTCAGTTACTATATTTCCTGTACTTGAATCTATTTCTATACCTTCTTGACTTACTACTATACGGCAAGTTTCACAATCTGATTTGTTTGCTTTCGCTACACCAGTTCCCCAAAACATTTAGTTTACTCGTTTATACATTTCTTTTTGTCCTATTACTTTAGGATTGCTGTTTTTTTGAAAATCCATTTCAACCATTCCACACGCCAAATAATCTATTTCCATAACTGCATTGTATTTTTCTCTACCATGATCAAGTAAGCCGTTTAATATCTCTGCTTGATACTTATTGTAGAACTCAGTGCATTTGTCGTAAGAATGAAATTGTAACTGCCAACTATATAAGTTTTCAGTTTTACTCGGATCGTTAGTGTATATAAGAGTAGCAAGAAAAATAATTGCTATAGATTTCATTTAGCTAACAATGCCTTCTTTAAGAAGCCTTTCTCTATTAGCCAAGTGTTTCTCTTGTATATCATCTTTTGATTGTCCATGGTATTCTACTCCATGTCCTTCTTTAATAAGAATCTTAGTACAGCCAAGTTGCCTATCTTCTGGGCCATAGTATACGTGGAAATCCCCTAGTATTCTACCAAACTTGCCTTTCTTGTCTTCTCCAGATTTATCAATTTCTGTTTTAAGAATTTGTATTGAACCAGTTGGTAAAAGTTCTTTAAGTCTTGCTTTACTTGCCAATCCAAATTTCTTCTCTACTTTATCTCTTGTTCTAGACTCAGGAGTATCAATGCCCATCATTCTTACACGTTCTTTGTGCATCCAAACACCAAATCCTAAATCAATGTCAACATCAACAGTATCTCCGTCAACAACTCTTAATATTTTTGATTTATATTCATACATGCTATTCTCCAAACATATTCATTAGCTCAGGTCCAAAGACACTTGCCGCCCAACCCAATGCACAAATGGTTACTACTCCAAGTACTAGCCATTTCATTTTAAAATCGTCTACGGTCATTTTTAAAGCTATTAATTCGTTACCTAATACTCGTACAGCTACTTCTAGCTTACCTTGATCATCTGCTTGTCCCGCCATACATTTCTCCTTATCATTAACTACTAATATATTTAGCTAAAATGGTAAATAACCGAAAAGGATCAAGCGAATGGCTATAAAACATAGTAAAGGTGTAAAGACAGTTCATCATAAAAAGATGAGGGATGGTGTTGAAGTTAAGCCTTGTAAGTACTACAGACAAACTGGTGGTGCTCTCATGGGCGGTACTATTAACGGCGAACCTATAATGGATCAAGATGGAAATCCTATTCCATGGAGACAGATAGGATATCAGTGAGCTTAGGTGTAAGAAAAATAATTGTACGTTTAAGAATGTGGTATGCTGATTTCAGAGGACATCATGGACACAGATGGGATTACGAACCTGGTGAACACTATCTAGGCATGCGAAAAAGTAAGTACTGGCAAAAGAAATCAAGATAAACGATTTCTTACTGTTTCTATAAACAAGTGAACATGTTCTTCTGGAGTTTCTTTATTAATGCCGTGTCCTAAACCACATACCCAACCAGTAGTATCATTTCTAGACATTTCGTCACAATACTTTTCTATCTGATACATAAACTTATGTTTAGGTAGTAACATCATTTCTTCGTCAAAGTTACCTTGAACAAACCCTTTCTTAAAAGTTTTTAATGCATGAGTTATATCAACTTTACTATCAATGCCAATGCCACCCCAGTCCCCTTGTACTACTTTGTCAATGCATTTCCTGGGTAAGTTCTTACTATAGTAAGCTGTCTGTGGCATGGCTAAAGACATTAACAAAGGAGAATACTTTTTATTAAAAAAAGACGAAGACATATTCTTTAATCCGCTATCGAATACCATTACCTTTTCTGCACCAGCATCAAGTTGTAATGTTATATTACGAACTAGTAAAGGTATAAGAATAGACTTCATATAGTCTAGTTTAAATTCATCAGTTACTCTCGAATCGCCAACGGCGTAATTCATTAGTGTCCATGGACCTCCCACAAAGCCTATTAAACTTTTATGTTTGGGTAGCATAGCTCTTGTTGTTATTATTGCATCTCTTTGGAATGACATAAACCTTAATGCTTCAGGAATGTTACTATGTTCGTCTGCATTTTCTAATGTTAAGTTATGTGCAAATTTAGGACCTGGATCAAACTTTAAAGGAATTCCTAAGCCTTCTAAAGGAAATAGTATATCAGAAAAAAGTATTGCAACGTCATAATCAAATTCATCGATTGGACCTAGTGCAACTTCTCCAGCTAACTCTGGAGTCTTACATAATTCTTCAAATGTGTATTTTAATTTTAAATCACGATAGTGTTGATGATATCTTCCAGCTTGACGCATAAACCATATAGGTGGCGTTTTTTGTGATATCCGTTTACAAGCATTTTTAAATTTTATATTCATTTTATATTATTACCAACTTCCTCACCAATTTGTATATAGTCCATTAGCTTTCCTGTTGCTTCATATTGTTTATTATTAGTATAATTTATCGATTTTAGCATCAAACAGTCTCCTACAATACTCGATATTGCTCCAACGGCTGTATGACAGTCGCCATCTATAACTTGTAGCATTTTACGTTCGCTCATTACTGAATAGTACGTATTCCAATGATTTAGTATCTTTTGCAAAGATCTAAGGTCAGGATGGTCTTTACGCATTTGTATTGCTATAACTCCTTGTCCAACACACGGTAACATCTTATCTAAAGGAAATCTTTTAGTAATCCTGTTTTCTAATCCTAATGCTTCTAACCCTGCTACTGCAAGTATAATTGCATCGTACATTCCTTCGTCTAATTTACGTAGTCGTGTATCAATGTTTCCTCTAATAGGTCGTACATTAAAAGGAACATTAAAGTTTTCTGTTAGTTCTGCTATTCTTCTAGGCGAGCCTGTTCCAACTTTTGCATTAGGAAATAGTACACCTATATAACAATCTCTAGGATCTTGTCTTTCAAGTACAGCAACTATTTCAAGACGTTCGTCCATCTGTGCAGGTAAGTCTTTAAACGAATGTATTGCTAAGTCTATTTTTTTGTCTATTAATTGTTTTTCTATAGCAGAAACAAATACACCTTTACCACCCATTTCGTGTATAGGTTGGTCAGCTTTAATATCGCCTTGTGTTTTTATTTCGGTTATTTTTATTTCGGGCCATGCCTGCGGAAGTAGTGCAACGACTTTATCGGCGTATGCTAGAGCTAGTTTACTTCCTCTTACACCAATCTTCATGTTACCTCCAATTTTAAAGTGCAACTTTTCTGTTGCTAGGTAAGTTGCCAACCCCGAGCAATTACGCCGCTAAGGCGTAATCCTCATTTACGTAGTTCTTAAGTGAACCGAAGTCTACGAAAGAAAATACGTTTGATACATTATCGTTTGCATCTGTAACGTGTCTTCGCGTTAACCGAGCTTAGATCCGGACAACTCCACTTTCCTATTACCTGCCTGTCGATCCTATTTCACCCCCATCATAAAGACACTAAACTATTCCGACTAACTTTAAACTGCTCTTTTCGACGTCTATCCGAAAATCTAAATCTTTCCTTAGTATTCCCCATCCAGCGATAGGTAGTACAAAGTGTACATCTTACTGTACGTTTACTAGCTTTTCTTCCTTTATGTCTATACTTTGCCATCGTAGTGTCCTTATGGTGGAGGTGTCGGGTATCGCACCCGAGTCCAGTACAGCGTTCGAATTGCTTCAACGTTGCAAGTATATTTATAACATACTTTAACTACAATGTCAAGTAAAGAGTGTAGGCCATGTAGCAAGAATAATGAGCCATTTGGTCAATTCCTTGAATAATCCAAAATGGTTTGGTATCTTGTTTGATATCATTCGTACGTACATAACGAGTTTTGGTGTAATCTATGGTGAAGTGTAAAATAGTATCAACTATTCCAATAATGATTGCTAATTTGTAGTCGATAAAGAAAAGACAACTAATAAATGTTAAGACCCCGTGATCGAGTGCATGATAATATCCTTTTGGTGTCTTTAAGTCTATCTTGTCGCCGTGTGCAGGAGAATATCTACTCTGTAGAATTAAATCTGCTAGTGCGTGTTTTATCAGTAGTGCGAAAAGAAGCCAGTCTGGATGCAATATCTCTAACGGGTTTAGGCTCACTCGGCGGGTCCTCCTTTATAATTACTTCCGGAAAAAGTTCTGGATACTTTGTCTTGAATAACGACATCCTTAGTTTTAAATTGCTGACTCTCTCCTCAGAAGACATTTCTGTTAAGTCATCCGTCATAAAACTATTTATCGTCTAATTTTCTGGAACGTGAATTATTAGAATATCGGTAGCGACAGGTTTGTCGGCGTGATCGGTAATGGTATATTCAATGTGCATACCTTCAACAATCTTTTTAATTCCTGCTTTTCTGAATTCTGATACGTGAACGAACAAATCCTTTTGTCCATCGTCACGAGAAATAAAGCCGTAGCCTTTCACGTGATTGTACCATTTAAGTTTACCTTGTTGTGCCATGTTTCTTTCTAGCCCTTGTGTTATTAGTTATGGCGAAACAACAGGTCCCGCCATAACTATATTTATTACATATTGTTCTTTTTATCTTGGATCTCAGCTCTTCTTGCTTTTGCTAATTTCCCCATCTCCCCTAGAGCTTTTCTTGCTCTTGCGGCAGATGCTTTTACACCTTTAGTATCAAACGACTCGGCTTCCTTTAAGTAAGCCTCATATTGTGATTTGATCTGTTCATGTATGTCTGACATAATTTATCTCCTTCTACTTTAATTGACAGCTAGTTTAAGCCCTGTTGTTGATTCTATATACTGCTTAGCCGTTTTATCTGCTGTCTTCGCAATAAAAACAACGTTACTAAGGTTAATTAGCATTTCAGTATCCATGCTGACTGTTAAAGAGAATGGAACCATTCCAATTCCGTCTTTCAACATAGTTAAAGCCATTGGCTTCTTGACTTTAATAGAATCTTTGTTTATCTGTGTTACACGGCACACAACTTCTTCCCCAGCTTGGGTTTTAAAAGTTATTGTATCGTTTACTTTGTAATCTGGATTTTCTACTAACATATTTTTATTTTATCCTACTGAGTAACCGGAGCCGTTGAACCCTGTGTTTTCAATATATTCACAAAGTTGTTCCCAGCCTCCTATATAAGTATCACCTATAAAGATTTGCGGGGCTGTTCTTGGCTGTGGTAGTCCTTTTTCTTCGAAAAGAGCGAACAATTCGCCTGGTTGAATATCTGTTCCAAGCAAATGTTCTGTATAAGGAACGTTTAGTTTATCAAATTGTGCTTTTGCTTTAAGACAACTAGGGCAATGTGTCTTAGAGTAAATTGTAACTTCTTGTTTATTCATTCTAAAGAGTGAATCCTTTCAAAACATCTTCGTCTACGTCTTGTTTAATACCACCAACTATGTAACTTTCAACTTCAGTTTCTTGTGGTGCAACTTGTAATCCTGCACTCGAAAGCCAATGTTGTGTCCACGGTAGTGGGTTATTGTTTAAAGATCTGTTATAGATAGTTTTTAAACCAAGTGCTTTCAATCTCTTGTTAGCAATGAATTCAACATAGTGATGTAATAGTTCTTCATTCAATCCTATAATTGCTCCATCCTTGAACAAATGATTTGCCCAAGCCTTTTCTTCATCTACACATTCTCTCCACATATTATAAACTTCTTCTTCGCACTCCTTTGCTATCTTTGCCATTTCTGGATCATCTAATCCTTTTTGCCAATTCTTCAAAACGTGTGTAGTTAAGTTTAAATGTGTAGCTTCATCTCTTGCAACTAGTGATACAATCTTTGCTGAACCTTCCATGTTTTTAGATTCTGCAAAAGAAAAGGTACAAGCGAATGAAACATAAAAACGTAAACCTTCAAGTATATTTACATTCATCATAGCCAAGTAGAGCTTCTTTTTGACTTCACGCATTGATCCTTGCTTACGTTGAAACCAATCTTCTGCCGCTAATGTAAATGCATCATAGTTTTTGGTTACAGATTGAGCTCTTTTTAGAATTTCTTTATCGTCCAAAATAGTATCAAATACTTCAGATGGATCTGGATAAACATTTTTAATAATGTGTGTATAAGAACGTGAATGAATTGTTTCAAAAAAGTCCCATGTAACAATACAGCCTTCTAGTTCTGGAATTGAAACGTATGGTAGAAATGCTAAACTAGGACCTCTGCCTTGAACACTATCTAACAATGTTTGGTATTTTAGGTTAGCAGTAAAAATATGTTTTTGCTCTGGTCGAAAGTTAGCATAATCTGCTCTGTCTTTTTGCAAACTAACTTCTTCAGGTCTCCAAAAGTAACCTAGCATAGTTTGGTTAAGTTTTTCGAACTCCGGAAACTTGAATACATCATATCTTTGTGTATTTTGATCAGGGCCAAAAAACATTGTGCTCTTTGTAAAATCAATCTTATCTTTATTGAATACGGTCTTCGCCATTAAACTTCCTTCCTATATTGTACAAGCTTCACATTCTTCTTCTTCGTTGTCCACACGTAATTCGTTTTCTTGTGGCTCAACTATCTTCTCGGCTGGCTCATCCACCTCGCCATCTGTTTTATAGTCATATGTATTTTGGTAGTATGATGTTTTCCAACCATACTTGTATGTGTTTAACAGATCTTTCATCATTATACTCATAGGTACTTCGTTATTGTCAAAGTGGGTTGGATTATAACTCCAGTTACCACTAATAGCTTGATCAAAGAACTTTTGCATTACAGACACTATATTAATATAGCCATCATTGCTAGGCATATCCCAAAGTAGTGTGTAATGATTTTTTAAAGTCGTATACTGCGGAACAATTTGCTTAAGAGGCCCTTTTTTACTTTTCTTAACGGACAAGAATCCTCTAGGAGGCTCAATACCGTTTGTGGCATTCGACACAACGGAACTGCTCTCCGAAGGCATTTGTGCGGACAATGTTGAGTGCCTAAGACCGTGTTGTCCAATAGCCTCGCGAAGATAATCCCAGTCATATTTTAATGTTATTGAACATACTTCGTCCAACTCCTTCTTATAAGTGTCAATTGGCAGTATACCATCACTGTATTTAGTGCGATCAAAGTAGTCACATTTTCCTTTTTCTTGTGCAAGTTTATTACTTGCTTTCAAAAGATAAAACTGAAATGCTTCTGTTAGTTCGTGTACTTTTGTTAATGCTTTCTTATCTGAGTACTTACAACCATGCTTTGCTAGATAATGTGCAAGACCAATGTATCCTATTCCTAGTGAACGTCTAGCTTTTGTGCTTATCTCAGCCGCCTTAATAGGATAGTTTTGATAATCAATAATCTCGTCTAATGCTCTTACAGCTAATTCAGCTAGTTCTTCTAGGTCATCTAATTCTTTTAGAGTTCCTACATTAATTGCACTAAGAATACATAAAGCAATTTCTCCATCTGGATCATCAATATGTTGTAGTGGCTTAGTAGGTAACGTAATCTCTTGACATAAGTTACTCATGTATACAGGATCTTTAAAAGAACTATGTGTATTACAATGATCAACATTCATTATATAGATACGTCCTGTTTCTGCTCTTTCTTTAATTAGTGCAGAAAAGAGTTGCATTGCAGACATAACTTTCTTTTTAACTTTATTATCTTTTTCATACTTTTCGTATAGTTCCTTAAACTTTTCTTGATCGTTAAAGTAGGCTTCATATAAGCCTGGAACATCTTTAGGTGAAAAAAGAGTTATATCGCCTTGGGTTAATAATCGTTCGTACATTGTTTTATTAAGTTGAATGGAATAATCCAATTTACGAACACGGTTGTCTTCAGTGCCTTTATTATTTTTTAAGACAAGTATGTCTTCAATTTCTTGATGCCAAAAAGGAAAATGAACTGTAGCACTACCGCCTCTTACTCCATTTTGTGTGCAACATCTAACAGTTGCTTCGAATTTTTTAAGAAACGGAATTACACCTGTGTGTGCAACTTCTCCACCTCTTATTTTCGAATTGATTCCTCTGATACGTCCTGAGTTGATTCCGATCCCTGCTCTTTGGGCTGTGTATCTACCAATCGACATATCACTTGCGAAGATACTATCAAGGGTATCGTCACTGTCAACAAGGACACACGAAGCAAACTGTCGAATAGGTGTGCGGACACCGGCCATGACTGGCGTTGGGATATTAATTTTAAAAAGTGAGGTCGCATCGTAGTATCTCCTTACATAATACATTCTATCTTCTTTAGGATAGTTAGCGAATAGTGTAGCCGCAATCATCATGTACATGTGTTGTGGCGACTCGAATACTTCACTAGTACTTCTATCTTGGCACAAGTACTTGTCAACTATTTGCCTTAGTCCTGCATAGGTAAAATTTTCATCTCTATTATGTTTGAGATACTTTTCCATCTGCTCAAACTCATCTTCAGTATACTTCTCTAATATATCTGCATCGTATACTGAACGGTTAATATTTCTTTTGACCATTTCTAGTAATGGTACTTTTTCAAATCCACCAAATACGTCTTTATAAATTCCGTAAAGCAATAATCTTGCCGCAACGTATTGATAGTTGGGTTGGTCTAACGAAATTAAATCGTTAGCTGATCTAATTAATAAGTCTTGTATCTCTCTTGACGACATTTTATCTGCAAACTGTATGCCTGCATTCATTTGCACCAAACTGCTAGAAACTCCAGTTAAGTTTTCACAAGCATAGTTTACTACTTTGTGAATCTTTTGAATATCTAATGGTGCAGTTTTGCCGTTTCTTTTGATGATGCTGAGGTCTGTGTTCATACTTCTTTCCCTTTGTGTGTAATACTTAGTGTATAGGTGGCATACTGTAAATCTTTTGTGGTATAACATTTGCGGGAAGTTCCTCAACTGTTGTTACTTCGTTGTTATACCCGATTACAATAAAGTTATCCACATACACTAGATATAATAATTTACTTTTCTTGTTCTCTTTACTGATATATATCTCGATTTGAGCTTCGCTAAACCTATCGGTTAACTGTAAAGTATATGCCGTAAGTTGTGCAATTTCATACTCAGTAAATTCGGTTTTCTCAATGAGATGCCAAGGTTCTATTTTAGCCTTAGGATCCCATGCATTTGTTTTTTTCTTAGCTGATAATGGTAGTTTTCTAACAAATTGTAAGACCGCGTCGAATGGTCTTGGGTGTAATTCTAATGTTTCCCGTAAGTTTTTCCAGACTTTTACTTTATCTTCAAATTTTAACTCGAGCATTACCCTAAAACTTTAATTTTATAGTTGAAACTTCCTGTATCATTTGTAGTAGAGTTTAACATAGAAACTATGATTGTGTCAACCCCTACTTGTCCATTTGTGTTTACCATAGCGGCTGTAAACTGGAGTGCTGTCTCATAATTAGCATCTCCTTGGTATTCGTGATCGTCAATAAAATTTAGTGTATTATTACCAGTATCTAACTGAAACGTCATCTTACCACTTCGTTGTGCGTTAACTAAGCCACTATTATAATAGTATTCAACTTCATAAGTTTTAGAAACATCGCCTGGTAGTCTAAAAAAGTAAGTTGGTGATGATTGCTCTGTCACGTTAAGCGACATGAATCCACCTATTCTTGCATTAACTTTGCCTTTAATTTCTGATATGTATGGAAAAGATGTTAAGTAAGTTTGGTTGTTAGATAAATCGTTTGTTCTTGAAAAAATGTCTTCAACTGAATTATTTTGTGTTACATAATCAATTACAGGATATTGGGCATTGCCTTCGTTTCCGCCAACATTACCAACTCCAGTAAATTTATTATGTGAACTAATATTGTCTACGCCTTTGATTATATTAATAGCCTCTTTGTCAATGTCTTCAAATTTACATTGACTAAATGTGTTTCTACTTGGACCTGTTGCTTGTCCTTGTGAACCTATAGATGTATTTTCTCCAAAGTATACACCACGTCCACAAGATGCAACAAATGAATTATTAAAGTTATTGTCGTATGCATCGTCGTCACTTCCAATTCCTGTACTAAATCCATTTATAGATATGTGATCAAATTTATTTTTGTGTGTTCCTACTAGAGTACTTAAAGATCCCATTTTAATTGCGGCATTAGTTGCAGTAATAGCTGTACCTGTTGTCCAAGGACCTGTAATTTTAATATCACTAAAGTTTCCTTCTTTACAACTCTGTAAAACTATAGCTGGATTTGTAGTAGATATAGTAGCGATTGTAAATCCTGAAAAATGTATTCCTGATGCTTGGTTAAGAGTTGTACTAGAACTATCGTCAGCATAACTTCCTGGAGTACTGCTACTGTTAACAGTTTGAAATGCTGAAGCACTATTGGTCATATTAAATTTTGTTTTGTCCCAACCTTCGCCTATTAAATTAGCAAATGGAGGAAGGTAAATTGTTCCTGATATTCCATATACACCTGCTGGAAAATGTAATTTTACTCTACTTCCTTCTGTACCTTTAGTTGCACTATTAAGATATAATTGGTCTATAGCTCTTTGTATTGCTACAGTTTGATCTGTTCCGTCTCCGATACCACCAAATGACTTAATGCTTACTATTTCATCTAGTCTTGCTTGTAGTGTTCTTTTTATTGGTGAAGTTGCTGTTGTTCCTGTTTGAACTGTTGTTCCACCTAAGTAAGTGTAGCTATCTGCTAATGTAAACAAGTCGTCGTGTTGTGTAATAATTTTTGTGTTGCCAACTGCTGGTGCACCTTCTGCAACTGAACCATTACCTATGTATAATTCTCTTGCATCAACAGCCCAACCTAATTCACCACCTGATAATTGAGGAACTCCAGAACCTTGATTCTTCTGCCCTCTTCTTATTTGTATTCTAGATATCTGTACGACTGCCACTGTTAAACTCCTTATTTTATATATTTATGCGAACTTGTCGTAATACTGGTAGACTCGATCCCACCATTTTGACTCCCAATGTTTAAAATCGTCAGGCCATAAGTCAAATTGTTGGTAATCTAGGTCTCTAGAACACATGAAAATGTGTCCTTCTTGTATATTTGTATCGTATATTTCGTTATGTGCTAAAGCATAGGCTACAAGTTGTAGATAGTAATCATCAACCCACTCTTTCTTCTTAGGTTTATTAGTTTGCTTAAAGTCCATTATAGCAGGATTGTTATCGTAAGTACCAACTAAATCTGTAGTTCCAGCATAAATTTTAGGATGATATAAGTTAACTTCACTACCCCATATCTCTGTTACATGACTTTCTAAAACATTTTCTCTAATCTGTGATGCCATTTTGTGTGCTTGTTGAGCATACGGATTAGACCCAGCAGAAGGCCATGCAGGCCAGTTTTCGATATAATCTTCTAAGTATTTGTGCATACGAGTTCCAACGCCAGCGGCTTCTGTTGTTATCTCTTTTGCTTTTGCTTCTCCAACTCTTTTACGCCAAGCTACTAAGTGTGTTTTATCTTTAGTAGCATCTAGTATAGTTGTAACACTTGCTACGGCATTACCGTCTGGACAAGCATATAGTCGTTTACCTTCGACACTTTGCCTTTTTATTTCTTTGTAGTCGTACTTTTCTGTAATTAAGCTCATTACTCTCCTATTAGTCCTTCTAATGTTTTTAATACTTCACTACTTGTATCTTGTAAAGGATACTCAGTTTGTATTGCTTGTTTAATTGTATTCCGTGTATAATCTAATGCAAATCTTTCGCCTGTCTCTGGGTTCATGCCTGTGTTTACTAAAAATACATTTGTGTTATGCTGTTCTACTTTATCTATAAGCATATCACTGTATACTTTTACATCTCTTGGCATAAAGGGTGATCCATAGCAAGGAGAGAATGTACGTTTTATTTCGTCATCACCTGCTTCTGTTCCTGGCATTTGACTAGTGTATCCTGTTTCAAAAAACTTACGAACTGTATCGCCACTTATTCTGCTTATAGATGGAAACACACCTTCGGCATCCATAGTTAAAAAGAATATGTTATCTGCATGATCAAAGTTACTCCGTTTATGATAAGCATTTTCTACACAGCTAATAGGGTAACTTAATCTAGCATTTAAGGCATCAGGATTTTCTTCAACTAGTGTATCCCTTCTCCTTGCTTCTTCTACTGCATTAAAGATTGTAGGATGTGTTTCAGGTGTTAAGCCTTCGCTTTTAGCATAGCAACCTGTTTCGATCATTCTAATGCCCATGTTACTCCAAACTACTTCATCATCGCTAATAAGTTTATAATCAGGATCACTTGATAATGTAGTTTTACCTGTACCACTTAACCCAAACATAAGATTAGTAGTATTCCTATATGTAAATGCTCCACAATGCATAGGAAGTCTATCATACTTTGGTAGTACAAAACTTATAATACCAAACACACCTTTTTTAATTTCTCCTAAAAATGTTGTACCTGCAATGAGCAGTAGTTTCTTATCTAAATGCACATATATTTTAGGTTCCATTTCGATGCTTGTGTTGTGCCATATAGTCCAATCCCCATGTTGGTCTTCAGCAGTCACTTTAAACATGTTCCAAACAAATTGTTTGTGACGTTCGTCGTTAGTGTGTATTGTAAAATTAGTTCCTACTGTTTCAAAGTTCATAGGTTCTAAGTAATTTGTTTGTTGTTGTAGTAAAGTATAAAATACCATAAAGTCTTCTTCTTTACCTATTTTATTAAACTTAGGTCTAGTTAGATCTAAGCATCTAGTCCTTTCTCCAAAAAAGTATTTGTTCTCAGGGGATCTACCTGTTGGGTGTGTTGTTATTTTTATGTTTGTCATTTAGTATCCTATAATCCAGTTATATAGAGCTCTCATAGAAATTAGTAGATACATTACTTCCATTAAAGCTCGTGGCGTATCTTTGTCTTTGAATCCAAAGTATACCCACATGGAACACGATACACAACCAATGGCCCAGCCTATCCATTGTGTTTCGACGTTCGCATTCGATAAAATAAAACAGCTTATGATGGCTATCAGAAATCCGACCCATCTTGCACCATTTAAATTTTGATAAAATCTAATCTTCATCGGCATCTTCTCCGCAGTAGTGATAGACATAAACTACTGAATTACACGTTGGACACGAAAGATTACTTACTATATCATATTCTTCTTTATCTTCAACGTCATGGTCACCACCCCATATTAATTCAGTGTTACAATGCCAACAATTCATTCTATGTCAAAGTCCCATACTAAACATCTTCGGTTATCTTCGCAAGGATATGATCCATGCCATACTCTATCATCAAATACAACTACTTTACCAGGAGTAGGATGAAACTTGTGGTCATAACTATATCCGTTAGGATCTTGTAATACGGTATACAAACAACCATTGTAAGGATTCTTTTTTGTTGGCTTTAGTTCATCAAAGAAGATTACACTAGATGCAAATCTTTTATTTGATTGATCGTGTTTCTTTGTTGAATGAAAGTGTCCAGCTTGCCAACCACCTGGAAAATAATTTATAGTCCAGGCTTTGTGTTCTGATTCGTTTTCTCTGTCGTGTATTTTTGTTAAAGGCATATCTATTTGTTTAAAAATAGACAAGAACCATTTTTTATATTCAGCTCTTTCTTTTTCCCATTCATTATCTTTAATGGGTTTTTGTAAACCTCTAACCGTGCAGGAGCCTTTACTAATGTCTTCATTAGTAAAATCGAAAAGTTTTTCTAAATCTTTATAGAACGGATATTCAGCTGAGATTATCCAATGTTGGTTTGGAACAGCATAAAACTCAATATCATTATTCTTTCTTAGTAGACTCATCAGTATTCCAACTTTCATACTTGTCAAAGTTTTCCATAAACGGATCCATTGCATAGTAAGGATCTACCGTTGAGTTTGGATCATCTTCTGCTGAGACAGTATGTACTTCAGGTACGTAGTGTTTTATCATATTTTCAACACCCATTTTTAATGTGATAGTGCTACTTGCACAACCACTACAGGCGCCGCCTAGAATAAGTTTTAAATGTCCGTCGTTATAATCAACAAAGTCAATAACACCGCCATGGCCTGCAACTGCTGGCTTGACATTTGTTTCTATTAATTCTTTGATTTTTTTGATTATTTCTTCTTCAGATCTATTTTCTTCTGACATATATTACTCCTAGTACTATTATATAGTATTATTTAATAGATGTCAAGTGTTTTTATGAGTTGAATTTTTTGGAAGCTCTAGAAGCCATTTTGTCGACAGTTTTGTCTTCTGGTTCTGATTGTGGTGCTTCTCCACCTTTTAATACAACACCATTTTCGTCAAAACTGTCAACTAAATCTTGAATTCTTTTGTCGTTGTTGTATGCCTGTACAAAACTCTGTTGATCAAAGTGTTCACTGCCTACGTTGTCTAGAAAACTATTTAAATCGTCCCAACTTACTCTAGTTGCGCCTTGGTTAAGTTTTAAATGAAGTATTTGGGCTAAACCATCTCTGGTATTAGTAGAAGTTGCGTTGGCTTCCTCTAGTCCTTTTTTTTTGAGTCTGCTAAGAGCAAACCTAATCTTTTACTTAATTCAACGCTCTCGCGTTTGCCCCTGTCGGACATTTCATCGCCTCCTGCGGAAGCACCTGAAGTGCCAAACTCGTCGCCTTCTGGGTCGCTTGGTTCCATTCCTGGTTCTTCGCCGTCGATTGGCTCCATATCCATTTCTGCATCGTCTCCAGGAACTTCATCGCCCATTGTAGCTGGTGCGCCTTCGCCTGTCAAAATGGCTACGCCACTTGTTAAGGCATCTCTGGTGCTCTCCAATGACGTGAATAAACTTTCGAGTGCTGGTTTAACAGCGCCGATAAATTCTTCTGATCGGTCAACACCCATTTCGTCTCTAATTTTATCGCCTATCTCTAGCATAGATTCAGTTTGCATTTCTGCTGTGTCTTCCATCCAGCCTGTGACTCTATCAACCATGTCCTTAGCGGCCATAGTAAGTGCCGCACTTTCTTCTGCACCTTCTTTAAGGTCTGCCGCGGCTTTGTAACGTTTGTCGCCTTTTTTATAATTTTGCCATGCCTTAGTGTTTGACATTTTGTCTGCGTTTGTTACAACCATTTTCTTATCATCTTCTTCGTCTCTTTCAGCAATAGCAGTATTAAGGATGTCTAGGAATAATTTATTTTTTTGGTATACATCGCTATTGTGTACAGATTCAAATTTTTCGTGTTGTTCTACTTGTGATAACTTTGTTCTAATTTTGTTACGTGCATCTTCTAATTGTTCAATTGTAAACTTAGATACATCGATCTTTTCTCCAAATTGCTTGGAAAGATTCTCATTCAGTTTCTCGACTGAAGGTTTTGTTGAAAATTCTCTTACTAGCATTGTTTATTCCTTTTATTAACTATCCTTACTTTTATTTATCAAATATATATCTTTCTATATCCGATAAAGCGGTCCACGCCTTATCGTAAGCTATATCGAATTGGGTTTCATGATGGGGACTATCACTTGTTTTCATGCCTCTTTTTGCATATAAAGCATCCATATAGTACTTTGATACTGTATCATCTAGCTTTATTACAGCTTTTAGGTCAAAATTAGTCTTTTCAACAGTCATTTTTGCTATTGCTAACGCCGCAGTTTTAGTAAACGTAGTACAAACATGCTTGTTAGTAGTTAAATTAAAAAGTCTATAGCCGTTATGATGTTTTCGAATTATCATATGCTTTATTCGAATACTATTACCTTTTTCAAAAGGAATAGCAACATCGACTAATCCAGCTTCTATAATTTCTTCTAATTGTTCTGTAAGTTCTTTATTATTGTTGTAGCTCATTAGCTATGACCATTATAGTTCTTCCATCTATTACTTTACTTACTAATGCTTTACGTATTAGAGTCTCTAATATGGAACGTTCTCTTTCGGGAAAACTATCAAATGATCTAGCTTCTTTGCACTTATCAAGCACAGCTTGTTCTTCATTGCTTCTTTGGATATGAAATTCAGTTATAAGCTCGTTTATTTTCATACTTTTCTTACTGCCGCCGCTTGAGCTGGTTGTGTTCTAGCGCCGCCTCCTGGTGCTTGTGCGCCTGCCATAGCTTGGATTGCTCCAGATATGTTAGGATCTGATTTTTGTAATACTGTCTTAGGGCCTTGTTTATTTTTTGGATCTGCTAGTGTTACTTCTTTTCCTTGGACTTTATCTACTACTACTTCGGCTCCGCCAATAGCTAACTTTTGTCCTGGTTTAAGTAGTTTGGTAGCTAATTGTTGACTAGCTATTTTTGTTGCTTGTTGAGCTTTTCTATTAATTGCTGTATTAGGAAGTTTAGCAGGTCCTTTGCCCATTTTGTTTCCAACTCTGGACACAATCTTACCTGCAATTGGTGCGGCAACTCTTGCTACTACTGGAATAATTTCATCTATTCTCACTTCATTCTCCTACGTTTTGCGGTTGATCTTCTAGTTGGCTTTAATCTAGTTTTATTTAATCTTGTTAAACGTCTACTAGTAGGACTCATTCTTTTTGTATATCTACTTTTAATTTTAATTAATGGAGATCTTCTAGCTTTAGCTTTCTTCATAGATATTCTACTTGAAACTCTTATAGGTGAACTACAAGTTGTAGGCTTTGCAACAATACGTCCTTTTTTCTGTCCAGATGTACATCTATATTTTCTTACAACTTTGCCTTTGTTTCTACCAAAGACTTGTACTGCACCTTCAGGTATTATATCTGCTATTTGCATATTCTACTCTCTAAAATACTTTTCATTACATCAGATGCTGTTGTAGTAAAAAATCTAGGAGCAACACTATGAATAATAAGTGCTGGCACAAGAAGTTGTAACTTCATTGCTGTCTTTAATGCTGTTATCATGTGTTGAAATCCTGTTTCTTCAACTGATTCTAAATGTAATTTACATTTATTTGATAGCATCTTTATTATCTCCTGTTGGCCAATTGGTACAGTATGGATGTTCTGGTACTATTTTCTTTTCCATTTTAGGAATTGATAAAATATTTTCCAAATGACTTTTAAATTCTTCTGGTTCTAAACGTGATTTAGATTGTTTCTTACTAGTCATTAACTTGCTCTTTTGTTTAATCTACGTAGTGCAATTGAAGCTGGATTTGTACGTTTAGTTCTACGTGCTTTCCTAGCCATTCTAGCACCTAATCTTGCTCTAGTCTTCTTCATTGCCATCCTAGCTTTCATATTAGGAGCCGCAAAACATTGTGCCATATTAGCAACAATACGGCCTTTACGTCTACCGCCCATGCATCTGTACTTACGTACTAGCTTTTTGCCGCGACGTCCCCATATTTGTTTTTCACTAAGGTCTGAGGTGATGATTTCTGTTACTAGCATAACAGTATTTATGTTTATTGGGGGTTAGTTAAAGGAAATTAAGAGAACAACTATTGTGGAAAGTAAACCAGCTACAATAGTACCCGTTGCACCTAGAACTACTTTCATCATTGCTGAGTTCCCTTTGGTGATGTCAGCGTGGATATGCTCCACCTTCATCTCAATTTTCTCAAGGCGTGTTTCTAAATTAATATATCTTTGTTCGCACAAGTCGACATGTGCTTCTAAACTCTCACGCTCTAATTTTGTGGCTCTTGCCATAATCTATATCTCCGTTCCTTTTATTCTCTTGGAAGGGGCCTCGTATACTATGCCTGATTATGTTCAATGTTTTCCTCTACAGCCTGCTCAAATATTATGTTTTTTGCCTTTTTATCTGATGTTCTAAATACGTTATTATTTATCTGTATTGTTTCTTTTAGGTCAGGTATCACTGGTACTAAATCAAAGTCTGCCTCCAGAATATCAAGACTAGGCTCCGTTCTTCCTTCGTCAACTCTTAACTCTAGGCACCATACGTTATGGCTTCCTTTGTATGCAGTTCCGAAGCCAATTTTTTTTAATTTATTTTCTGTAAACTTCTGTAAAGTGGGTGGTTTGTCGTAAAAAAAGTTTGTACCTAACGTCAAAGTCTGTATTAATGTCATGAAGTTGGCCTGCTGATCGATCATTAATGTATCTTTACTATTTGATCGATAACTTTTTGTTTCGGTTATATCTATGAGAGAATAAACTTTCATACATCTATTTACCGGTCATAAAAAAAGGGCTCAAACAATGTGAATGAGCCCTTTAATTGTTTTTAGTAAAAAACTTAATTACTATTATTATACAGCAATTACAAGTGTTTTAGCATTTACAGTAGCGCCTGATAAGTCAACTGAGTCAACTGTACCTAATGCTCTGATAGCCGCTTGTAATGTAGCAACTACAACTGAGTCAGCACCTTCAGTCATGAAAGTCTGTTCTGTGTTTGAGTTACCTAATGGTCCTGCTGACAAAATTGTAGCTGTATTCATGATTGTATCTAATACTGCTTTTTGTGCACCAGCTGGTCCTGCTGAACCGTTGATTGCATTGATGTAATCAATTGTAAAGAACTGTACGTCTTTACCAACTACTTCATAACCTAATGTAGTAGCTGTTGGATTTACTTTTGTTATTCCTGCCATTGTTTTCTCCTATATTTTCTCTTAATGACATACTTCGTTACTCTACGAAGTTGTTATATGTATTTACCAATTATAGGAAATTACTAGCTATTAGGGCTTTTTTTGGCTCGATTTTCGAGTGTTCTTAGCATTTGTACGAATCCCGGGCCTGCTTTTACTATATTATCTATCATAGATATTGCAGGAATGTATGCTTGTACCATTGGGCTAGGAATACTTTTGCCGTCTTTTGCTAATTCTAAAAACTTTTTTGTAAGCATTAAGTTCTTAGACCCTACAAGGTATCTATATCCTGCAAGGTCTTTGCCTGTTACGTCGATGTCAGGTAAACTTACTTTAGGTTCTGGGTCTGTTACTTTGTATACTTCTAAGTCTGCTCTTGAGGACAGTTCTTCTAAGTATTGTATTAAGTCACTGTTTCTTAGTTTTGCTCTTGCCGCGAGTAAAAGTCTAGTTACAGCCTTCTTCTTATCTCTTGTAGATATGCTATTAAAACTAAAGATACTTCTTCTTACAGCCTTGTAATCTGCATTAGTTATTTTTAATGCGCCTTCCATCTTAATAAAAAATTGTCCATCTGTTGAAGTTGGAGTTATTCCTCTACTAAGATTAATTACATATCTGTTAAATGCCATTGTTGGAAAGAACGTTCGTTCTCTTATCTTCTTAGCCGCACCTGGATCTTTAAGTTTATCCTGTGCTTGGTCATCGCCAACAATAAAGTAAACAAAGTTATATAAGTCAGTACCACTTATTCTAAAATGTTTATAGTTGTCGTATCCTGATGTCTTTTTTGCATATCCGTGAGCATAAGGAGCAGTTTGTGGAAAACGTCTTAGTATTTCAAGAATTAACATTGTGAGGTAAGTTCTCTCACAACAATCTGTGTATGTAAGAGTTTTAAGACCCGCAGTATTACGAGTCATTCTTGCTTCATGTAACTCTTGAATGAATTCCATTATGCGTCTGCTACTGCTTTAGCTAACTTGTCAACGCCATCATGGTCGCCGTCTGTGTGTTTAGTAATATCAACGTTGCCTTTTTTGACTTTTTCAATAATACTCATTGCTCTTTTAACATCAATTCCACTTGCTTTAATCATTGGCCCAAGATCTTTATCATTTTTTCCTGCGTCAATTAAAACTTCAGAAAGTTTCATTGCATCTAGCCATTCTTCATCTGAATCCCATTTAACATCACCTGTTTTAGGGCTTAATGCGGCCTTAATTCTTTGTCCTATTTGTACTAATCTTTTTTGTTCGTCTGTCATATCGTAGACGCTTTTTGGTTGTTCCCAATCGGCATCATGAAGGTCAGTTCTTATTGTGTTAAACTCATCTTCATTAAGCATATCAGTTATTCTCATAGCATTCTCCTATCGTTGTACTGCTCTGTTCGCGGCTGAAAACCCTGCTCTGTTTACTAGTTTTACGTCCCCACCAGGGTGTGCAAGAACGTAACCTTCACCACCTTCTTGTCCTGCGGTTCTAGCTTTAACTGATCCGCCATTACTATCAAGTTGGTTAATGATTCCATTTTTAACTTTCATGATTCCATTTACAACTTCCCATAAACTTGTAAATGCCTGCATGTTTTGTTTAATATATTCTATAATCTTTTGTTGCTTTATTCTACTAACTTTACTAGCACCTAACCATTTAACAAAATCTCTACCTAAGTTTTCAAGTCCAGTATCTACTTTACTGTTTGTGTATGTATAAAGTATGTCAGGAAAGTCTGTTACTTTCATTGCTCTTAGTGTATCAGGATTAAGTAAACTATCTATAGCTGAAGAATCTTTTTTAATTATTTGTGCTAATCTATCTAGCTCTGGAAGATCTGGTTCTGGGGCTTGTTCTACTGACACTGGAGGTACAACTAAAACTCTATTACCTATGAATATGTCTGGATCTTGTAACGGAGATTCATTTCCATCTGCATCTACTTGTCTATGTATAACAACGCCTGTTTTAGACTTGCCAATCTTTTTTCCTAAATCACTATTAATATCAACTGCATACTCTACTATGTTTGGTTTGAATACATAATTTTGTTCAACAACTTGCGGAGTATCAAAGTATAGTAAGTCACCTTTAAAGTATCCTCTATAGTCTTGTGGTACTGCTTTTTCGTAGTCGTTGTAAACTTGCTTCATGTTGTTTGCGAATTTAACATAATCTGGATTGTCTTTGTTCTTACCACCGGAACGGTTGAGCAACATAGTTTCGAGATCATCTGGACTTTTACTTCTCCCATCGTATCCCTTAGCAACGAATCCGGACTTGTCTGTAAGTATAAACTCTCCATCTTCATTACGTCCAAAAATGATTGCAGGAGATCCGTCCCATTTGAGTGTGACATCTTTATGTCCTCCTTGACCCATTTTTCTTAAACTTTGTAAAGCCCTTATGGCTCCTTTTGATCCTTCAAAAAATACTAAATCTTCTACGTGTTGTATTCTTGCACCTTCATTAATTGATTCTTTTGTTACTTGTTTCCAACCTTTATCACTAAATTTTTGAAAATCTTTTGCTGGTATAACTTTAGTTGACCAACCCTTTTTCATTTTTACGTGTGTACCTTGTGAAGATCCACCTTGTACACTTGGCTTAGATATTTTTGCTGGTTCAGTTCCTGTAAGTTTATGTCCTGCTTTTTTTGCAAGACTACCTATTTGGCCTACAGTAGTTTTGCCTCCACCAGCTTGTTTGTATGCTTTTCTTGTAGCACCAATTCCTTTGGGAGAAGCCTGTCCTGCTTTAAATCCTGCATAGGCTGTCCTAGCAGTATTTCCTATTCCTTTAGCAACACCGCCTATAGCTTTTTGGAAAATGTTTCTTTCTGCTAACATTAATCCAGTGTGCATACTTCTTGACTCAGGCATCGGAAGTCCTTGTTTCTCAAAATTAGCTCTGACATCTGCGACTAAGTTTTCGTAATCCGATCGACCTTTGAGTGCTTTGTTTATTGATTCAACACTATCAAGATCTGATCTTGAAGCTGTCTTACCAATTAATAATTTTGCTATTTCATCTGGGTTAATAGATACTTGTTCTTTAGTATCTCTATTAACAAGTCCTTTTGTAGGCGACCATTGATAGCCTTGTGCTTTAGCAATACTGGCTAAGAAGATCATTCTATGAGCTCCTTTGTATGGAGTATCATCGCCCATACCTCTTAGTGCAAACTTCATCCACTGTGGGTTACCAAACATTAAATCAGTTTGTACAAACCCGTTTGCTGGGTTTCCATTAATAGGAGTTTTAAAATGTACGTTTGTTCCTGACTTTGCTACCCAAGCTCTAGGTGGATCATCAGGATGATTTTTTTCTGCCCATGCAACTAGCTTTTGATATAGTTCTTCTTTATTAACTTCGTCTTGATTAATTGCTACATCAATATCTCCACTGGAACTTTTAATTCCAGTACTTCCAAGTTTCATGTCTTTGTGTGGAATTCCTGTGATTTTTTCAACCCAATCTAATGTAGGGTCAACATCATCTCTAGCAATTCTTTGTGTTACGGGTACGCCTTTTTCATCTTTAAAGATGTTTCCGCCTTCTTTAAGAATCATTCTGTTTGCTCTCTTTTATTTTTGTTATACCGCGTCTAAACTTCTTAGGATCACCAGTACGGACACTATTAATGAATCGACGTTCTAGTTCTAAAGCCTCTTCAGCCGAGTAATGATCGCTTATCTTTTGGAACAAATTAATGGTACTTTCAATTAAGTTGTTACCTGTAGTAGAAATCAAGCTCTCGCGATCCTTACTTAAATTAAGGTTGTTTAGCTCTTGCAGTATAGATCTTGTGACTTTTTTCATGTCATTTGTCCTCGTATAACATATTTAGCCGGCAAACAATAAATATAGTTATATAACGAGGGGAAAGAACATATGATTAAGAATCGTAGTTTCAAAGAAAAATCCTTATTATTTGCAAAGTTATCTAAGATTGCTTATTATAACTTAAAAGACGCTAAAAGTCAAGCAAAAAAATTAGGTTTTTCTACAGTAGAGTTTTACGACAGGGACGGAGCACAAGCATACCGTTTTATGAATAAAACCGACTTAGTAATAGCTTGTCGTGGCACAGAACCTACTGCATGGAATGATATTAGTGCTGATCTTAAAGCAATTCCAGTAATGTCCGAAACAGTTAGTAGGGTTCACAAAGGATTCAAAAAAGAAGTTGATGACCTTTGGCCTATGGTGTGTGAAGACATAGATCGTTCGGTAAATCTTAAAAAAGACCTTTGGTTTTGTGGACATAGCTTAGGAGCCGCAATGGCAACTATAATGTCTAGCAGAGCAAAGCATAAGGAATCATTAAACGATCCTGTTGCACTTTATACTTACGGATCACCAAGAGTAGGTTGGTCAGGGTATGTTAAAAGTTTAGATGTTGTTCATCACAGATGGAAAAACAACAACGATATAGTTACTAAGGTTCCTCTTTGGATTATGGGATACAGACATCACGGAGAATGCCATTATATTACAAGTGATTGTAAGATAGGCAAGCCAGGCTTAATGGATTGGTGGAAAGGTGTTTGGGAAGGAATTAAACAAAAGAAATTTGATTCTGTAGGCGACCATGACATCCAGGCTTATCACGATAACATAGATAAATCCTTACCTGAATAGAGTGCTAACTGATTCTTCGTTAGTAATTCTACGAATGGCTTCACCAAACATTGGGCCTACTGTAACTTCTCTTATCTTTTTAAACTTACTAATTGGTCTTGAGTTTATGCTATCTGTTACTACTAGTTCTTCAAGTACACTCTTTTCTATCTTTTGATGTGCATCATTGCTTAAGACTCCATGAGTTATATAAGCTCTAACACTCAATGCTCCTGCGTCTTTAATTGCTTTGGCGGCATTAACTAATGTTCCAGCTGAATCAACAATGTCATCAACTAATATAGCATGTTGGTCTTTAACATCACCAATTAAGTTCATAACTTCGCTAACTCCTGCTTTAGGTCTACGTTTATCAACAATAGCAATGTCTCCGTTAAACATGTCAGCAAACTTACGAGCTCTAACAACTCCTCCTGCATCAGGAGATACAAATATTAAAGAGTTATTTTCAACATCAATCTTTTCTTTTATATCTTTTGCAAATGCAATCCTGCTTGTTAAGTCATCAACTGGAATGTCAAAGAATCCTTGTATCTGTCCTGCATGAAGATCCATAGTTAAGATTCTATCTGCACCAGACTTAGTTAATAAGTTGGCAACAAGTTTTGCAGTTATTGGAGTACGACTTGCACTCTTACGATCTTGTCGAGCATATCCATAATAAGGAATGACAGCAGTTATTCTGTCAGCACTAGATCTTCTAGCCGCATCTATCATTATCATTAATTCCATTAAGTTGTCATTAACTGGTGTCGACGTAGAATTAATAATAAAGACATCTTCTCCTCTAATATTTTCTAAAAACTCGACGCTGATTTCCCCATCAGCAAAGGCTGTTACGTTTGCAGGAACTATTGGTGCAAAGCAATGTTCTGCGATCCTGTTTGCTAACTCAATGTTAGCATTACCTGAAATGATCTTCATACTCGATATTAACCTTTCATTTTATGGATTTTGTAATAGTATATAACAAAATCCTATCGTTGTTTATAGTCCGTTTGGAACAATAATATAGTGGATTGATAATACTACGCCAACACTAGCACCAAGACCTATCATCATCTTAAAGAAGTCTTTGGTAACTAAAGGAAACACAGATTTAAATTTCTCTTTTCCTGTAATAGTTGCCATAGCAAGTTCACGTCCGCATAGTAACCCAACAAATACCCACGTTGTACTCATTGGAATGTCGTTAAGTTCTTTGAAGAACCAAAGTATTAAAAAGTAAACACAATCAATAATTGTAGCAGATCTTACATAACGAGTATTATGTTTCTCTAATACAATCTTTTGAATCTTACCTCCGCCTTCTTTAAACATATAGGCAAGCCCTACTATAAACATGACACTAATCATTATCATTAGATCATAGGGTATTTCCCTAGGCAGGAATACTGCAATGTTTGCCATGTCATGTGATAGCCAAGTAAACCACAGGAAGCCTGTCGTTACCCATTGACCTACACGCCAATATGATTTATGTTCTTCTTTGACTGGTTTTGCTTCGTCTAATATTTTGCTTACACCAATCCAAATAGCATAAGCCGCCACTGCCGCGACAGCATAGCCCATCATAGATTTCATAAGCATCTTTTCTAATACAAATGTACTTGCGAATGCTGATAACACTAGGAACGAAGTTGATACCGGTACACCTATCCGTGTAAGTATCAAAAGTATTCCAGGAGCAAGAGCATGGTACCATTTAATTTCTTGGAATGGAATCTTATTTAATCTGCCATAGCTTATGTCACCACCATTAGTATACCAACCATACCAAAGTGTCCATAATAAAACGGCCGAAGCCGCTCCCCACATAATTTTCCAATTGAATCTCTCATTGTTCGAAGCTATCCATGTACCGAGAGTTTGTACACTATCGTTGGCAATAACTGCGTATCCTGCAAATAGGAAACCCACTGCCATCCATATGGTGAGTGCGTCCATTTTTTATCTCCTCTGTTTACCGCTTTGACCACGGTACTCACAAATTAGACCAGGCTCGACTAATTGCCTGGCTGACAACATTATTGTTGCACTTTTATTTATAGCATAACATAGACTTATATGCTTGTCAAGAGCTTTTTAAATTAATTTCGCCCCATATGTTTGGGGCCAGCATCTCTACTAATCCAATCTAATATTTTAAATATACGTTTACTGATACGGGTCAACATCTAAATACTTTCCCCATTCACTGTAGTAATGACGCATACCAACTTCATCATGTATGGTTCTATTCTCATGTCTACCATGTAGTATGTTTCTATTCTCAGTGCCTTCCCTCATTGTAACACCTTGTCCTGTTACACCTATAAGGTCTTCGTGTAGGTTACGGCCAAATGGTCCCCAAATTGAATTGTGATGCTTGATTCTTGTTTGCCTTTCTTCGGGCGTATCTTTTTTCAATCCATATCCTCTAAACTCAATTAGTACCTTGTTACAACCTAAGGGCGTAACACTATCTGAACGATAGGCACTTCCACGTAGATTGAAATTGAATCCTGGAAACAGGTCTACCATGTACCATTGGTTGGGTGGTAGGTTAGGAAAACTTAACTCTCCTCGGTCACCTGCCTTGTCAAACTCTGTGTAGTTCACTGTAAACGAACTTACGTTGACATGTCCGTTATCAAAAGCAATGTTCTTACGAGCAAAGTATTCATCATTGAATCCTGTTACACGATTGAAGTAGTGCATAAAGTCATGATAGAATTCACTGTTTGTGTCGTGCCAAAGTTTGTAGTTTGTATCTATTATTGCTTTATGATAATGAAATACTTCTAGTTCTTCTGTGTCAATAGCATCTGCGATACAATCAAATGCACCTGCTGTCCATTGTTCAACACTCTGCGTTGGATTAGGATCAAGTGTTACCCATATCATACCTCCATGCTTTATTTCGCTATGTAACTCTGGCTCAACAGTTACAATAGGTGCACCTAGTGTACCACTAGGGGTATTAAAGCCGTAATTACGATATGCTTTTACACCATTGCCAGTGTTCCATACTATAATATTGACTCCTGCTATTTGAGTTGTTCTAAAATCTAATTCGTTATACATTTCTGATATATGACAGACAGGCACCCAAACCTTTTTAAAGATATGTTCCTGCTCCTGATCAAATACTTCTGGACTATTATATGCTGTGCTAATAATGGATTCTACTTTAGGTTGTTTTAACCAATTTTTGTGATTGCGTGGTGGCATGATAAACTCCTATGTCATACTATTTACTAATAATAACACACAGGAGTCAGCATGTCTAATAGATTGTATCTATTAGTTCATAGTTCTTTATCAAAATCTAGGTAAATGCCCTTACTGCCACACGTAGCAAAACATTTTGGCACATAACGGTTATGATAAGGGCTCCACATCTTTTTTATTTCTTTAAAATTAGT